CTTTCGGGCAAGATTTGGTCATCGTATATCGATTACTATTTCTTATTTATATTTCCTTGCTTGATGATCTTTTGAAGATCTGCAGTGCTACCAATGAATACTGAATTATTTACAGTCTTTGGACCATTTCCGGTTGGTTGCTCTAAGTCAACCATTTTTTTCTGTAAGTCAAGTAGTTTATCTGTGGTATCTGCTACACTCTTGATCAATTGACCTGCGACCTCATATGCTCTTGGGTGCTGTGAATCTTGACATACATCCAATATGCCATTGATTGCCTCTTGACCCTTCTCTACTAGATTGTATAATTGTGCTCTGCTATATTCGTAATCTTTTTTAGGGTCATCTTCCCCATTCTTAACAGGTTTGACTTTGACAGATTTAGTCTCCTTGACTATCTCTGTCTTTACGTTCATTGCCTTTTCTAACTCATCAAAGTTTTCCATTATTGGTCAGTGCCCTGACTAGGACTAAAGAATTTAGAATCTTGGAAGAAGTCAATATCACTATTGAATCCAAAATCATCACCGACTTCGATCAATGCATGATCGGCAGCGTTAATAAGATTTATAACATCACCATTACTATGCTTCATTTCTTTGGTTCTATATTGACCTCTAGCAACTATGATCGAGACATTATCTTTCTCCTCAACTCTCATAACTTCATTGTTGATTTGAATGTATTGTCCGACAACTAAACTTGCACCACTCGTTACCGTCATTAGAGTCTTACCAACTTCCAATGTTGCAGCAAGAGAGAGGGTTGAGTCTTGATTGTAATCTTTCGTAGCAGTAGGTGTGACAACGTATCTGACCTCTCTTGGTGCTCTGATAGCAGATGAGTAATCGATCTGAACCTTCTTGATGATTCCACCAGTCTCGTCTGTAGGAATCTCGTTGTAGAAATATGTCTTTGCCATAAATTCTAAATCATATACAATCGCTCTTCTTGTATTGAAATCATCCTCATATTCATCTTTGAATGATATGTCACTCAATGTAAATGGTATATCTCTTTTCTCATCATGACCTTCTATCATGTTCAATGTAACATTATATGATGGTTGAAAGAATGGTAATATTTGCTCTAAGATCTGCAAAGCGTCATCTTGCAATTTTGTCGCAAAACTAAGTCTGAATCCTATATTATAGGGCACAGGCATAAAGACCTTTTTGATTTTATTTTTACTACTATTAGGAACTAAACAAAATTTTGTTATAGGTGCAATCTTTCTTGTTGGGTCGTATTGATATGCAGTTATCTCAAATGATAATCTTGGTAAAGTTATTGCTACATTCTTGTTGAAGTTTGGTTGTTGTTCAATTCTTGCTAAGAACTTCTGCATAGGTCCATATGCAATAGGAACCTTGATTGTTGATATTACTGCATCTGTAGCATCATTTGTATGCTTTATCGTGATGTCATTGAAGAGAGTTCCGAAAGCAATTACAGTCTTTCTTATTGTCTCATTGTAAAAATACTTTCCAAACATTATGCTTCACCAAATGGGTTTTTCTCTGTAAAATCAAGGATAGCGTCACCTTCTGATTGGAAGCTAACATTGTCTGCATATGAATCGACATTTGTCTCATCATCATTGTAGTCGATGCTATTTAGACGATATGCGATAGTCTCACCTGTTGTCTTCGCTGTTCCCACAATCAATTCACCGATTGAGAATTTACCTGTGAGGTCTTTAGCAGTAAGTGTGCCATTTGTAGCATCCCAACTTGTAGCATATGCAGTTGTTGAAGATGTCTTACCAGTTAGAATCATTCCATACTTGAAGGTTCCCACCCCAACTGTGCCTGCTGCACCAACAGTGACAGTAGGTGCTACTGTATAACCATATCCTGCATTTGTTGTGATAATTCTATCCACCTGACCGTTCACAAGTATGGCAGTTCCTATAGCAGTTACACCACCTGAAGGTGCTGCTGTAAATGTAACTGTAGGAGGAACAACATAGTCAGATCCTTTCGATGTAACTGTAATAATTCCAACTGCACCAGTTGTTGCAATACCAACTCCTAGTGACACTCCTCCACCTTGACCGTCAACTGGTGTGATTGAAATACTTGGAGCAGTGGTATATCCAAAACCGGGATCTGTAAGTCTAAACTCTTGCAGTGATCTAGAACCTTGTGCATTTGCAGTGGTAATAGCAACTGCTGTTGCTCTTCTACCAGTGCCATTAGGTTTAGATATGAGAACTGTGGGATCTGCTGTGAATCCTGTTCCCTCATTGAATATCTTGATTTTATGAATACCACCATTCACCAATGATGTCTGTGCAGTTGCAGTTGTACCAACACCTGCTACTGTCATAGTGACATTATATCCTAGTGTAGCAAAGTCATTGTCAATCTCACCAATACCTGTTTCGATTTTCTCGTCGCCAAGTTCAAACATCTCACATTCTAGAACATAGCAATAGTTCTTACCTAAAGCATAGAATGTGGGTGCAGTATGTTTTACATGCTTGATTTCAAATATTATATCCCCAAGTGGGAAGTATATTAGGTCTCCTTCTAATGGTCTTACAGGAGTATCAATTCCAAGTCCACCTTCTCTTCTCAAAACAGGAGTAATTAGTTCACCAAATCTTGCTTGAGAAATAGTGATCTGCATTTCTGCTGTAGATCTAACTCCAAATTTTGTTAATAGATTATATTGATCACCAAATCCTTCATAGTTCTCGATATACCCTTCAAGAGGAAATGACTTCTCAAACTTTGATGAGGTCACTTCTCTCATGACAGTTTTTATATTCACAAAAGAACGTGGCATATAGACAAACTCTATGCCATGCATTTTGATATGTTCATCCACTAAGGACTGAGCAAGATCCTGCTCATTCCTTGCTCCTGTTGCTCTAAAATAATTATTGAGTGCCATTATCCAATAAAGTCAAGTGGAGGTAATTCGTAATCCATATTCATACGAGACTCCAACTTTTCTAATTCTGCAGTGCCATCTTCCCATATCTGTCTACCATTTAGTTCCATACCACCCGGCATTTTGACACCTTGAAACTTCATGAGGTTTTGTCCCCACTGACGTTTTAGTAAAGCAGTAAAGTATCTTCTAAAGAAGAGGTCACCATATATTCTATTACCCACTTCACCGGGATTTATTGCTCTATAGCATTGTATGATTAGATAATCATCTTCTTGCAAACTTCCTTTATCAGTATCAATATACAATCTATTTCTTCTTCTGTTATATCTTATTTGTTTATCTGGATGTAATATAAAATCAAGATCCTCAAGATATCTTTTTGTCATAGAATAATTCAATACTTCAGTGCTACTGAAATAGTATATTTCATTCAAGAATAATTGATAGTTGACACTAAACATGTTAGTGCTGATAGCACGGTTGTCTAATTTCCAAACTTTCTCTATACCTATGACAGCATCAGGTATAACAATAAAATTTTGATCCTCTTCAAATGAATCGAAAGAAGTTGTGCTCAATCCAACAATATCTCCACCCCTACTGTATGGACTTGATGTGGTAGTTTTGATACCTATAGTATTATCATCTGCTCTTCCACCTACCCTTTTGATAAAGTTTTCTGGAACTTTATGTTTTAGATATACTTTCTCCACACCATCCATATGTCTGTTTTGAAAAAATGATATGGTGTCTTGCATCACTTCTTCTATTTGTTCATCAGCAATATTAACTTCCACGACAGGATGACCTAACTGCCTCAAACCGTAGAGAATAAATTCTTCTCTATAATTGAGCATATCATCTTCTCTGAGTTCTGTGGTTAGATGGTCTGCCATATACTTTTTTAGTTATTTATGAACGTCTTACAACAACATCCAATTGATCACCGGCATTCAAACCGTCTGCATCTAGGATTGTCACAGAGGGACTTCCTATCGTCCAGTCTTCGGTTTGTCTTAGTAAGATACCGTTCATATACACTTGCATGTTATCTGATGTCGTTCCTGAATCTGATGGAGCAAAGGAGGTTTGATTTTGCACTGCTGTCAATCTATCCTCTGCTTGATCAGAAACAATATCTACTTGATCTCCTGCATTAGTGCTTTGATTTAGGACAACCGCAGCACTTGCTGAATAGTCAACAGTGTTTCTAAGTCTGACACCATTCAAAAATACTTTGTAATTTTTCGATGCTGCAAGATTACCTGCTAGTGTAAAATCTTTCTGACCTTGTGTTGCTGTAAAGAATTCTTCCTCTAATGTATGTCCAAAGTATACGACGATAGTAACATCATCTCCTGCAGTAACACCTGATGTGAAGTTTACAGTTTGTGGTGCAGATAGTTGATAATCATTGGATGCACCTAGTCTCTGTTTTACACCATTTAGAAATACCTGAGTAGAAAATGCTGTTGCTTGCTCACCATCATCAAATACATTAGGTGCAGTAAATGATGTCTGTCCTTGTGTTGCTGTAGTAACACCTGTACTTATAGTAGTACCGGCACCTGTAGCACCACCTCCACCACCAGACAGTGTTTTGAATGAGAGTGATCCATTTCCATCTGTGACCAATGCTTGATCTTCACTCCCGTCGGTTGAGGGGAATGTGAATCCTGATATTGTAGATATACCACTTGAGTTTATATTACCCTGAACACCATGATTTGCAAAAACTTTACCAGTAAATGTAGAATCACCTGCAACAGTCAGTGCAGTG